GGGGTCGGAGGACCTTGTAAGTTATTATATCACGAAGAATTTGGAATCGCTCCGAAAGGAGATGGAACATACCGTTACGGAAAGCAGGCGATGCGTTCCGGAATGTTAACAACAGGGTTATTTATTGGCGCCGGTTCTGTTGGTGATTTAGAAAAATGCGAACCGTTAAAGAAATTTATATTTTATCCTGATGAAAACGATTTTTATTCTGTTGAGAGTAATCTTATTGATGAAAAAGGTACAGTAGGCAGAACAGGATTATTTATACCGGAACAATGGTCGATGCCTCCTTTTATTGATAATAATGGAAATTCTGAGGTGGAAGAAGCATTGTCGGCTTTAAACGAAGAATTCAAACAAAAACAAAAAGATTTGACTCCGGAAGATTATCAACTTGAAGTTTCGCAACGCCCCCGTAATATTGCCGAGGGGTTTGCTTATCGCAAAGAATCCAAGTTTCCGTTGCATTTGGTGTCTGCACAAGAAAGACGTATCGAGGATAAAACATATTCGACAGAATATGTGGATTTGGAAAAAAACGAACACGGAAAAGTTATTTATAAGCAATCCAAAAAACTGCCCATAAGTGAATTTCCTTTATCAAAAAAAGCAGAGAACAAAGAAGGGGTTGTTGTAATATATGAGCGTCCTGTTGAGAATCCTAAATTCGGAATGTATTACGGTTCAGTAGATCCGATAAAGACCGGCAAAACCGTTACGTCAGAATCTCTTTGCGTAATTTATATCTATAAGAACGATACAGAGGTTACCCGCATTGAAAAAGGGGAGACCAAAGTATTTATCGAACATGGTAAAATTGTTGCTACATGGTGCGGACGATTTGACGATTTAACCAAAACCCATGAAAGATTGGAATTATTGATTGAGTTGTATAATGCGTGGACGATTGTTGAAAATAACGTTTCACAATTTATTATTTATATGATAGCGCAGCATAAGCAAAAATATCTTGTACCGAAAGATCAGATAATATTTTTAAAAGACCTTGGTTCGAATATGTCGGTATTTGCTGAGTATGGATATGCAATGAACGGTAAATTTTTTGAGGAGCATTTGCTGCATTATGGAGTTGCTTTTTTAAAAGAAGAATTGACGCAGGAAGTTTTGGCGGACGGAACGGTTGTAAAAACAACGTATGGAATAGAACGTATTCCTGATATTATGCTGCTGAAGGAAATGAAGGCGCATGGGAGTGGAGGCAATTTTGACAGGTTGGTTGCATATTGTGCGTTGATTGCGTTTGTGAAAGTGCAGCAGGCTAATCGCGGATATGCGCGGCGTTTGGAAGAAGTGGGAAAACAGGAAAGAAAGAAACAGGATGAGATTTATAAAGTTTCCCATAATATGTTTCGTCATATAGGACAGGGAGGGAATAGTGGGGAGAAACGACCTCCGCGAAGTCCGTTCAAAAATTTAAAATGAAGAATTGTTTAAAATAATTATATTTGCGTAACATGTTAATCGGCAACTCCATTAATTTCACAAATTTCTCATGGAAATATTAAATGCTCTTGATTTAGTCAAAGGCAAAAAGGCTTCGTATAACAAACTCGGTTCGATTATGCAACCGATCCAATTCCTGTCTCGTGATGAGAAAGATGAAATGTGGGTTGCAGGAAATGCTGATTTTCTGGAATGGCAGGGAATGAAACAACTTCGTCGTAATGCCAGGCGGTTGATGAAAAATTACAAATTAGCAAAGGGAATTATTGATAAAACAGATTACATTGTAGAAGAAAACAATGAGTATAAGGAATTGGTAGATACTCTTATCAAGGAAGAAGAAAGTGCTTTAGAGCTTAAATTTTACCCGATTGTTCCGAATGTTATCAACACCCTTTGCAGTGAATTTGCAAAGCGGAATACCAATGTTTCTTTCAGGAGTGTTGATGAATATTCTTATAATGAACTTCTTGAACAAAAGCGGGCACAAGTAGAACAGACTCTGCTTGCGGATGCCGAGCAAAAGATATTAACAGGCATGATTGAGCAGGGACTTGACCCCGAAGACCCGCAGGTTAAACAACAAATGCAACAGCAATTATCGCCTGAAAATTTAAAAACGCTTCCTGAAATTGAGAAATTTTTTAAGAAGGATTATCGTAGTATGGTGGAACAGTGGGCGCAGCATCAGCATAAGGTTGATGTGGAACGTTTTCACATGGATGAACTTGAAGAAAGGGCTTTCCGTAACATGCTTATTACAGACCGGGAGTTTTGGCATTTCAAGATGATGGATGATGATTACGACATTGAACTCTGGAATCCGGTATTAACATTTTATCATAAAGCTCCCGATACAAGGTATGTATCGCAAGGTCTTTCCGTTGGAAAAATTGAGATGATGACTGTTTCCGATGTTGTTGATAAATATGGATATGTTATGACAGAGGAACAGTTGCGGGCTATCGAGGCTATTTATCCTGTACGTTCTGCCGGTTATCCGATAGCGGGGTTTCAGAACGATGGTTCAAAGTATGATGCTACCAAATCTCACGATTGGAACGTTAGTCAGCCCGGATTGGCTTACCGGCAGTTTGTCTCCATGCACGATAATTTTAATCCCGGCAGTGATATTGTGAGTTGGATAACAGGAGAAACTGAAGATTATCATAACATGGGGTTTGCTTTTTTGCTTAGAGTAACCACTACCTATTGGAAAAGCCAGCGCAAGGTAGGACATTTAACCAAAGTAACGGAAACCGGCGAGGTAGTGGTGGATATTGTGGATGAATCTTATAAAATTACAGATAAACCTTTATATAACAACACGTTAATAAAAAATAAAACTAAAGATACCTTAATATTTGGCGAACATATTGATTGGATATGGATTAACCAGACATGGGGTGTGGTTAAGGTAGGTCCGAATCATCCGAGTTGGTGGGGAATGAAAAGTCCCGGGGGGATTAACCCGATGTATTTAGGGATAAATCAGAATCAGCCGGGTCCCTTAAAGTTTCAGTTTAAAGGAGATAATTCTTTATATGGATGTAAACTTCCAGTAGAGGGATCTATATTTTCAGATTATAATACCCGTTCTACTTCGCTTGTTGATTTAATGAAACCATTTCAGGTAGGTTTTAATATTGTTAACAACCAGATAGCAGATATTCTTGTGGATGAGTTGGGAACTATTATAGTATTTAATCAACTCGCTTTGCCGCAACATTCGTTAGGAGAAGATTGGGGTAAGGGTAATTATGCGAAGGCTTGGGTTGCGATGAAGAATTTTCAGATGCTACCTCTTGATTTGAGTGTTGATAATATGGGAGCACCGTCGCAGCAGCAACCGTTGCAACAGTTGAATTTAGAGCAAACACAAAGATTAATGACTCGAATCCAACTTGCTAATTATTTTAAGCAGGAAGCCTTTGCTACCATTGGTGTAAATCCTCAACGCATGGGGCAGCAGATGGGGCGTGAAACTGCCAAAGGTGTGGAAGAAAATTTAAACGCGTCTTATGCACAAACAGAAATGTATTTTATTCAGCACGCAGATTACTTAATGCCTCGCGTACATCAGATGCGAACTGATTTAGCGCAGTTTTATAATTCAACAAAACCTTCGGTACGGTTGCAATACATTACAACAAACGATGAGAATGCTAATTTTGAAATGAATGGCACCGATTTATTATTACGGGATTTAAACATTTATTCAACAACAAAAGCTGTGCATCGGGAATTAATAGAACAGTTAAAACAATTAGCGGCAAGCAATAATACCGCAGGTGCTTCTATATATGATTTGGGTAATGTTATGTCATCGGAATCACTTGCTGAGGTAAACAATACGATGAAGAGTATAGAAGAGAAAGCAGCCAAAGCGAAACAGGAGCAGATGGCACATGAGGAGAAACTTAAACAGATGGATGTGCAAGCCCGATTGGATGAACGTCGTATGCTGCTTGACCATGAGGAATTAGAAGCTGAAAAAAATCGTCGCAGAGATGTGCTTGTTGCAGAGATACGTTCAGCCGGGTATGCGGCGGCTGTTGATAAAAATGCGAATATGCAAAGCGATTATGTTGATATTTTAGAACGCATCCAAAAAACGTCTGAGTTTAGTGAAACAATGAATTTTGAAAATACCAAAGAGCAGAATAAGCAGATTTTAAACGAGGACAAGCAGGATATCCAGAGGGAAAAGATGAGAACTCAAAAAGAACTGAAGGAAATAGACTTGCAAATAGCCCGTGAAAATAAAACCCAAACCGAAATTAAAAGCAGGAAAACTCCCAAAAAATAAGGTGTTGAAAACTTTTTTGTAGTCAAAACATATTAAAAATGTAGATTTGCTTTCAAGAACATGAATATCAATGTTGTAATAAACCAACAAAACCAATTATAAAAATGGCTGAAACTGAAGGCGCACCCATAGTAAAAAAGGTAGCATTAACTGATGCGGAAATAAACGCATTATTGGGTACACCTAATGCGACGAGTATCATAACACCCCCCGCTAATAAGAAACCAAATGTATTTAGCAGAGACCCTATTATAGATTTAACTTTTCTTGATAAACCAGAGGGAGAATTAAGCGAAGAAGATAAGAAAAAGAAGGAGGAATCTGATAAAGCGGCATTATTGACTAAGGAAGCAGGCGATAAAATTTTAGACGCGGTGACCAATACAGGAGCAGAAAAAGGTGAAGGAGACGAGGATGATGCAAACCTTACGGATGAAGAAAAAATTGCAAAGAAAGCAGCGGGTCGTCCGAAGTTAGATAAATCCGTTATGGTAGAGGCGGTGAAGAAATTGATTGAAGACAAAATATTGATGCCTTTTGACGATGAGGATAAAAAACCTATTGATAAATATAACACGGAAGATGTTGTAGACCTTATTAAGGCTAACTTTGAGAAAAGAGAAGAAATAGTTGCGGAGAAAGTTCCGGGGGAATTTTTTGAAACATTGTCTCCTGAGTTGCAATATGCAGCCGCTTACGAAGCAAACGGAGGTAAAGATATAAAGAGCATATTTCGTGCATTAGGGGAAGTTGCGGAAACCAAAGCTCTTGATATAGCAACGGAGGTAGGGCAGGAACAGGTTGTTTTGCGGTATTTACTTGCGACAAAATTTGGTACTTCTGAAGAAGTTCAGGAACAGGTTAATGAATGGAAAGATGCCCCAGGCACTCTTGAGAAAAAAGCAAAACTATTTAAGCCGAAATTGGATGCCATGCAGGAAGAAATCGTTACTGCAAAAGTGAAACAGGAAGAAAAAGCCCGCAAGCAACGGGAATCGGCTTCTGAAAAATATGTACAAAGTATTATTAAAACATTAACCCCGGCAGAATTAAATGGAATAAAGATTGATAAAAAAGTACAGTCCATGCTTTATGCCGGTTCGGTTGAGACACAATATCCTTCTTTAAATGGGCAACCCACAAATTTATTAGGGCACCTTCTTGAAAAATATCAGGTTGTGGAACCTAATCATGCGTTGATACTTGAAGCTACATGGCTTCTTGCTGATCCTGATGGATACCGCGCTAAGGTTCGTGGGCAGGGTGCTACCGCGCAAGCGGGGGAAACAGTACGGAAATTAAAGATAGCCGAGGCAGGCAAAGGCAGCGGTACCGGAACAGCAGAGGAAGAAGAGGAATTATTGAGAAAAAAATCAGGTAAAATAACAAGGCTTAAAAATATTTTTGCAAAAGAGTAAAAAAATTTAAAATGATTACGGCAACTCCACAATTATATTATGTTTATAAACACATCCGTCCGGATATAGGGCGGATATTTTATATTGGTATAGGTAAGGAGGGAACGAAACGTGCTTGGTCCACATCTGGTAGAAATAAACACTGGAAAAATATTGTAGCCAAAAACAATAAGAAATTTAAGTACGAATTTTTGCACAGAGATATTCTTGAAAACGAAGCTAAGCAATTTGAAATCGATTTGATTTGTGAGTATGGTAGAATCATTGATGGGGGCTGTTTGGTGAATGTTTTGTCAGGAGGTCAGTTGCAGGATATAGGTCCGAATTATAAAAAAGTTTGGTCTGAAGAAGTTAAACTTAAGATGAGTAAAGGGCATTTAGGAAACGCTTCTAATACAGGTAGAATTGCTATTACTAACGGAATAAGGCAGACTTATATTTTGAAGGATGACGTTATTTTTGAAGGATGGTGGAAAGGAACTATTGTTCGCAAAAAATATAATAAAGAATTAAAACCAAGAATTACCAAAGGAAAGCCGTTACTGTTATCTCATAAAGAAAGGCTCGAAAGAAGAAAACGAGCTTTAGGAAATCAAGCCTGTTTAGGAAAATTTTGGATAACAACTGGATTTGAATCTAAACTTATTAATCAAAAAGAAATTATACCTACGGGTTGGAGACGAGGAAGGCATCACGTTACCAATCCCACGGGAACCCGAATTAAAAAAATAATTAATCTAATATAAACAATTAAAAACTCCACAACATGAGTACTCCCATATTAAATAATGGTTAGAAATTAGCCGTCTCAAATAGTAATATTTGAGATTATAATTGGACAAAAACGGTGAAGTCCTTCTTTAAAAATGGATAATACCGTGCTAAGTTTGTTCTATAATAAGAATAAACCAGTGTAACGCATAGAGATTGAAACTGTTAAAGCAGAATAAAATATCTCCAAGAGTGTCCGACATCCTAAAGGATGAAAATATATGCTGAACTTGCACAATGATAAAGTGTAAGAACATAGGGATAAAAAGCCTTATGGATAACAGAATTGATATTTTTGCGCGATACCAAATACAATGCGTCTTCGCATTTAGATTCATATTCTCTTAGAAATATGTTAAAAGACGCCGAACCTATGGATTTAGGTCCGGTGGATATTTGGGCAATGTCCCAAAAAGTAGAAATGCCTTTATACCAGATGTCAAGTTTCGGCGGCAAAAACGTTATCGAAGTTGATAATGCTAAAGGAGAGTATAAATGGCAGACTCCTGTATCGCAGGAATTACCTTATGTGATTGAGGATATTGAACCCTCCAATACTACAAAAGGTATTGACGGGCAAACCTTTCGCGTAAAACTAAGCCGCAGGGAATTCGGACACGGTTCCATTTTCACGTATGATAAATTTAACGGTGCGGAATTTTATGTAACCGCCGATGATATTCTTCCTTTGGCGGACGGATTTATTTATACGGTACAGTTGGTAAACAACGACAACGTAAAGTTTCTTGATAATAAGTTTCTTGCGAATGGTACAAAAATGTTTCGTGCTGGTTCTGCCCGTGGAGAATATGGAGAACGTTTTGATGATATTATCACGCAGGCTGGTTTTCGTGAATTCTACAATTTCGTAGGACAAACAGAAGCTCATGCAGGGTATAGCGTTTCTTCCCGTGCAGACATGATGCTGAAAGGTGCCATGACAGCCAAAGGAGAAGTTCCTATTACAGAAATATGGCGAAACTTCGATAAAACGCTTGACCCTTCGATTACTAAAATCGAAGAGATGGCATCGAAGATGGGTCCTGATTATTTGCAACGTGCCATGAAAGAAGGTACATTAACCCGTACTTATCTGACAACTATGGAAGCGGCACATTTAACCAAAATAAGCACCGACATTGAAACTTACCTGATGTGGGGTAAGGGAGGAAGGCTTCGTCAGGACGGTCCTGATGATATGAGGTTATCGGTAGGTCTTTGGAAACAACTCGACAGCGCCTTTAAACGGGTGTATAATAAATCCAATTTTTCTCTTGATTTATTCCGTAACGAGCTTTACAATTTCTATGCGGGTCGTGTGGAATTTAAAGGTCCGAACCCTGAGCGTGAATTAGAAATTCAGACAGGAATGGGCGGAATGCGGATGGTAAACGAAGCCATTAAGAAAGAGGCGGGTAACTCAGGATTGGTAATTCAGGCTGCGGCTAATAATGGCATAGGTGCTGTTACCGGTCAGGGCATGGATTTAAGATTTGGTTTTGCTTACACCTCGATCATTATTCCTTTCTTAGGAACGGTGACATTTAAGTTAAACCCGGCGTTTGATAATATCCATACAAACGATATTGAAAACCCGATTGTTGATGGTAACCCGTTGTCTTCTTATAGTTTCATTATTTTTGACGTAACGGACAACACCAATGATAACATTTACTTGTTGAAATTAAAGTGGGATAACCAGTTAAAATGGTGGTATCAGAACGGAACAATGGATTATTTGGGTCGTACCCAAGGATTCCAGTCTTCCGGAAACTTTAACGGGTATAAGGTTAATATGACTCAGAATATGCCTGCAATATGGGTAAAAGACCCGACCAAGATATTGAAGATAGTGATGAAGAATCCCGTAACCGGTACATCGCTCTAAGGGAGCGACAGGACTGGATTCTTAATAACAATCATATACCAAAGTTAATTGGAATAAAAATAGTAAATGTGAAGTAGAGTCTGTATATTTGTGGTGTGAAAAAGCTACAAATTACAGATTCTAAAGTAACGGAAGCAATCGTTCTTTATAAAGCAGGGAAAGCAGTCCGTCCGATATGTGACGAATTGCATATTGATTCAATGGTGCTGAGAAGATTTCTAAAAGAATTAGGAATACTCAGAACACGTGGCGAAGCGATACGAGGTGGGAAGTCAGAAGCGGTTATTAAAGATGACGTTCTTGATATACTTACTTCTGATGCGCTTTACTGGATTGGATTCTTGTATGCAGACGGGCATATTGAAAAAGACAGACCAAGAGTAGCTTTGACAATCGGAGAAAAAGATAAATCGCATCTCGATAAGTTTAGGCAATTTTTTGGTGATGGGATATTAGTTAGACAGGTGGAGATTAGAAATCTGAAAGCAAACGGTTATTATAGTAACCCGGCTTTTCGAGTTGAGTTTTCTTCTAAAAAGATTTGCAATAAACTAATTTCTCTTGGTTTTACTAATCGCAAAACATGGGATATTACTCCTCACGACTTCCTAAAAAACTCCCGTGATTTTTGGCGAGGTGTGGTTGATGGAGATGGCTGGATTTTTAGAACAAAAACAATTGGAGTTGGTATATGTGGACATGAGAATACGGTGGCAGAATTTCTTGCGTATATAAACAGAGCGGGGGTATCAACTGAGACGAAAGGATTTAAAAGTAAAAAAAGAGATTTTTTGTGGCAATGTGAGTTACATCAAAACAAAGCAACTTCAACTTTAAAAATACTTTATGAAAACGCAACAACATATCTCGACAGAAAATACCAAAAATATTTAGAAATAACACAAACAATTTAAAACTAAAATAAAATGTCTATATTTCCAAAAACAAAAACAACAACCTCTACGGGGGCGTTCAATGCTTTGTTTGGAGCGGACGGCGCAACAAGGGTCAATCCTTTTACAACAAAAAAGATGGTACAGGACAAAGTACCTTACAGGTTGATAGCATTTCACGTAACTCAAACAGGAACGTCTGCTCCGAGTATTACGTATCAGTCAGTTCCGAATAATGCAAATAAATTAATTGTTGCGGCAAGCTGTCCTTGTCAAGATCCATGTTCAAGCATTTGTATTGATGCAAACAATTGTAACTGCCTTACCGCATCATACGTATCGGCAGGAGTCTATAATTTTACTTTTGCAACCGTGCCTACCAATGGATTTGATGTTTTTATGGGTTCTCCGCCCGAAGGCTATCAGGCTTTCGGTGTACAATACCCGACAACAAAGTCTTTCCAGATGAAAGTGTGGAGTGCTCCGAGTGGCGGAGTAACGGCTGCGTATGTCGATGGTGTTTTAAATAACACGTCGGTTGTGATCACTATTTGGGATTAATAATATAAATTTATAAAAACATGACAAAAACTAAAATAACCAACAAAATATAAAACCAACATGAGTGAAGAAACAATACAACCGGAAACAATAGAACCTTTTAAAGGTAAACTTTCACAAAAAAAACAAACAACAAGCACAGCAACCGTTGAGGAAGAAGTGGAACCAGCTTCTCAGAAGATTAAATCCACTACTTTAATAGAGACTCCCACAGTTATTCGCAAAGGACAGATAAGTGTTAGACCTTATTTTGATCCTACCCGCGAGAACATGGGATTGGAAAAGTATGGGCTTGTTATTCACGACGGTGTTTCTCAGGGCGAGCAATTAACTTGCCTTGAAAGCAATGGAGTAAGGCGGTATGTAACCGGGTTAAATGAGTTCGCGCCTGAAGTGCGTACCATCAAAGACCCGGAGAAAAAAGAAGCGGTCATTAGGGAAATTCGCAAGAAAGTAGCTTTTTTAGAAAGAGCTTTGGGAGCTAATCATATTAAAGAAGATGATGAAAATTTTTGGGATAAAGTAGTTACAGTTTCTCCTAATAATTTTGTTTTTTGGGATAAGATAAACATCGCGGTAGCGAATGACCCTTTGTTTTTAGACCCTGAAAATC